CTATCGGACGTAGCTGTTGAATCTTTTCGACGCGGCCAGAATCGTGTCGTGTAACTCTTTTAAAGCCTCGCGGTTGATAGCGGCCGTTTCGATGTCACCAGGTTCGATTAGCTCCAATTCGTCGACTTCCGAAGTCAGGGTCTCTAGAAGTTTTTGGGTCTCATACACAAGGCATTCGAGTGCCGGCGAACCGTCGTCCGCTTGCGACTCGCCGTTCGGTGCGTCAGGCATGATGGCCTTCAACCGGCTCTTTGCCATCGCACCCATCGCCTCCTCCGTTCGCTCGAATTCGGCGGTCAACAATCGGCGTTCCTCGCCTCGAAAGCGAGACGCCGCGCTTTGGAGGCAATCGGCCAAATGGTAGAAGTTTTCCCAAACGGCCTCGAAGGCAATTCGAATATCGCGTGCGTCGTTCGGTGCCAACGTTTCCAGTTTCTCAAAGATGGACGGCAGGGTTGTTGTGCAGGTGGATCGGGCTTCGTTGCTGGGCATGTTTTGCTCCGTGTTGGAAGGGTTAGAAAATCGTCTTGCGATGACACACATGAGCCATGCGTTCCAAAGAAGCTCAAGCCAATTCCGGCAGCAATTTGCAATGATTTTTCATGTTTCTCGGAACGCCCGACGTGGCCCGGAAACGGCCCGTGTCGCGCTAGTCGAAAGGACCGGCGAATGATGCCCAGACAAAGAAACGCCGCGGCGTTGGGCGAACGTCGCGGCGTGTCGGCGAAGGGGTGGGTTCGCCGGCGGTCAATCGTTTTCGCCGATCAGGTACTGCAGCAATTGGCGGCGTTCAAACAAGGCGGTCAGCCGTGCCTTGGCTTCGTTAGCGCGGCGGGCATCTTGTTCGGCGAACTCGGTCCAACCCATCGAGCAGGGTTCGCCGGCAATCATCGCCTCGCATTCCTTGACCGCGCTGATCGCTCGGTCGGCCATCTTCGCGGCGGCCTTCGCGAGGTCGCGTTTGGCGTCGGGAATCATCCATTCGAGTTTTGCCAACTCGGCGCGGATGGCGGTCTCGGGGTTTTGGGTTGCGGTCTCATTGGCCATAGTTGTGTCTCCGTTTGCGGAAGGAATGAAAATCGTTTCGGTGACACACATGAGCCATGGGTTTCCAACAAGCTCAAGCTAGTTCCGGCAGTAATTCCCAGTCTTTTTGCATGTTTCTTGTTGGCCCCGACGTGCCGCCGTGTCGCGTCAGGAAAGAGCTTCGATAAACCAGCCGCACTGAAAGAAACGCCGCGGCGTCGGGCCAACGTTGCGGCGTGTTGCGGGCTCTTCGATATTCGCTGTTTACGATCCGTCGTCGTCCGGTTCGTTCGGTTCCATCAGTTCTTCCAAGCGGGCGCAAAGGTGGCGAAGCGTACCGACGTCATCCCATCCGATCGCCGGCCCGTCGTCGCTGGGTGCCGGCATGTCCTCGATCCGTTGGTGCAAGTTTTCAAGAAGGGTCAGCGCCCGAATGTGCGCCGCAGTGTATGCGTGTTCGATCGAATCTCGATTGGTCATGTTTTGAATTCCGTTGGATTTGAAAATACAGAAGGCCGGCGGCGCTCGTCGCGCCGCCGGCCGAATGGTTCGCGGTTAGCAATCGCGGCAGGTTTCCCAAGCCCGTTTGCTGCCGTAGCAGATCTGCCCGCCTTCGACGATGTAGACCATCGCGTCCTCGGCGACGTCTTGGTCGTCGTAGTCCTCGTCCTCGTCGTCGCCTTCGTTCATCTCCGCGCCGCTGGTCACACCGGCGATGTGGTTTTCAAAGGGCCAGTTCTGCTGCGTCATCAACCGCACCTCGCAGTCTTCGCCGTGTTCGTCGCGGTACTCTTCCAAAAGCGAAATCAGTTGTCCGAGGGTCATGTTTGTCTCTCCGTTTGGGTGAATGAAAAACCGTCTTGCGATGACACACATGAGCCATGCGTTTCAAAGAAGCTCAAGCCGATCCCGGCACGAATTCGCATGGTTTTTCCATGTTTTTTGAGATGCCCGACGTGCCGCACAAACGCCCCGTGTCGCGTCCATCAAAGATGTCGGCCCCTACCTATTACTTATGCCGTTTGCCCGCGACGTTGCCCGCCGGCCGCCGACAAAACGAAGAAACGCCGCGGGGCCATCCGCGGCGTTTTCAAAGCGGCAAGCCGCCGGCGATCAAATCGCCGCGTCGTACTTGCGGGCCAGGTCGAGAAGTTTCTTTTTGACCGGCCGGAAGTCGCATCCGGTTTCGCCGTTGGTCAGTTCGCCGAACCGTTTGTCGCGAAGGTCGCCCTTGTACCAACCCTTCGTCCATCCGAGTCGGTAGAAAAGCCGGTTGAGTTCCGTTTCACCGTGGCCCGCTTCGGGGCGGTCCCAGCAAGATTTGGTTCCGGGCTTCTTGGCGTAGTCCCAACCCGAGCAGCGTTTGGTGTTGAGGGCGAGTTCGGCCAAGCCGAGGATCATTTGGATGTAGCCGATCAGTTTGGTTTTGTTGAGTGTCCCGGCGAAGGCCCGAATCTCGATTCGGTTCTTGCCGCGGGCCAAGTGCGTCAGGTTCAAAAGGTGGTAGCGGTCGCTTTCGCATCGCATCTTCGCCGCGTCCTTGTTGCCGTAGGTCTTGATTTGCTTCGCCCATTGGTTTCGTTCGCGTCGTCGGGTGCCGGTCGCTGCGTAGATCGCCTTCTCGTGGTTGGCGATCAAGGAAATCAACCGGGCCAAGGCGGCCGCATCGCCGTTCCAAGAAATGGTGATGTGCAGGCCGCAGGATTCGTTGATCCGCGCCCCGCGCTCTTTGATCGCGTCGACCGCGGTCTCTACGTTTCGCAGCCCTTCGTACCCGCGAAGGATCGGCGATACGAACTCGCAGGGTTTGCGTCCCATCGGCGTGCGGATGCTGCCGTCGCGTTCGGCCTTCCATCCGGCCGGCAGCCAAGCGACCGGCAATCCGTTGTGGTAGCCGCCGATCGGTGTACGGTCGTGGCCGGGCATGTGGGTTTCGATTTCGATACCGAAGGCGATGTCGTTGGCGTGCATGTTTGTGTCTCCGAAAAAGGGTTTTGAATTCGTTTCGTTGACACACATGAGCCATGCGTTTCGAGACACCTCAAGCGAAGTCTGGCAGTAATGTTCAGGAATTTTGCAGCTTTCTTTTGACCCCCACACGCGGCCACGTTTGCCCCTGTTTCGCCGAGTGAAACATGCGGCCGACCATGCCAAACATGCAAAACAATGCGACAGTCGCCCGCGTGTGCGGCGTGTCGCGAACAACCCCAAGCATCGGAGGCTTTCCGCCATGGCAGGCGAATCAAGAAGCGTTAACCCGAACCGTTTGACGGTCGAGCAATTGGCCAAACTTCTGACGAGTTCGTATCGGCAGATCGTGCCGGACGAGCAGATTTCGCAAGATCTCGCCGACGGCGCACCGACCAACGCCGACGGAACGATCAACCTTGTCCATTACGCCGCTTGGCTATTGCAGGAGAAACACCGTGGCGATTGATATTCAACGGATGAAGCCGAGCCAGATCTGCCGGACCGTCAACAGCACGCCGCTCGGCACCGTGCTCAACGAACGGCAACTCTATCGCTACCGAACCGAGGCGGGCCTTCGCATCGGAGACGGCACCCACGTTGACCTATTGAAGTTCACCGCGTGGTTGATCGAGAAGCGACATGCACCGAAGCCGCCGGTCGATGAAGACCCCTACGCTAAGGTCAAAGAGAAAGCCCGCGCGCGAAACGCCGCCGTTGCGCTCGCCGGTCGAGACATCGGTGAGTTGCCGGAAGTCGATGACATCGAACGAAAAGCCAGAGCCGCCGGTAGCTTTCAGTTCTTTTGCGAAGTGTATTTCGGCCTCACGTTTCATCTCTCCTGGTCGCCGGACCACATCAAAGTCATTCGCAAGATCGAGGAAGCGGTCGTTCGTGGCGGCTTATTCTCGCTAGCGATGGCGCGCGGATCGGGGAAGAGCTCGCTCGCGGAGGTCGCGTGCATTTGGGCAGTGTTGAATGGCTATCGCGACTTCGTTTGTTTGATCGGCAGCGACGAAGGTCACGCCTGCGACATGCTCGATTCGATCAAGACCGAACTCGATGCCAACGAATTGCTGCTGGCCGACTATCCCGAAGTCTGCTTTCCGATCCAAGCGTTGGACGGCATCTCCAACCGCGCCAACGGGCAGCTCTATCAAGGCAAGCGAACGCAGATCGGTTGGACTGCGAAAGAAATCGTCTTGCCCACGATTGCCGGCAGCAAAGCAAGCGGCGCGATCATCAAGGTCGCCGGCCTGACTGGACGCATCCGAGGCATGAAATTCAAACGACCCGATGGCAAGACCGTGCGACCATCGCTCGTCGTATTGGACGACCCGCAAACCGATGAATCCGCTCGATCGTTATCGCAGTGCGCCAACCGTGAAGCGATCCTCGCCGGCGCGGTGCTCGGGCTCGCCGGCCCAGGCAAGAAGATCTCCGGCATCATGCCATGCACCGTCATCCGCCCCGGCGACATGGCCGACAACATTCTCAATCGCGACCTGCATCCCGAATGGAACGGCGAACGGACGCGCATGATGAATGCGTTTCCCACCAACGATACGTTGTGGCATCGCTACGCCGAAATCCGCAGCGAGGGATTGCGGGCCGGCGATGGCGGAGCGGCCGGCACCGAGTTCTATCGCCAGAACCGAGCCGCGATGGACGCCGGCGCGGATGTCTCGTGGAAAGAACGATTCAACCACGACGAACTATCGGCAATCCAACATGCGATGAATCTTAAACTTCAAGACGAAGCCGCCTTCTTTGCCGAGTACCAAAACGAACCGCTGCCGGAAGAAACCATCGGTGCCGATCAACTAACCGCCGATCGAGTCGCCGCCAAGATCAACCACATGCCGCGAGCCCGAGTCCCCATTGCCGGTAATCATCTCACCGCGTTCATCGACGTCCAAGGCAAACTTCTATTCTACGTCGTCGCCGCTTGGGAGGACGATTTCACAGGCTACGTCGTCGACTACGGATCGTACCCAGATCAGCAGCGAACGTACTTCACCCTTCGCGACGCGCGACACACGCTTGCAACCGCGAGCGAGGGAACCGGACTCGAAGGCAGCATCTACGCCGGCCTTGAATCTTTGACCGATCAACTGCTCGGCCGCGAATGGCAGCGCGACGACGGAGCGGCAATGAAGATCGGTCGTTGTTTGATCGACGCCAACTGGGGCCACTCCACCGACGTCGTTTATCAATTCTGCCGGCAAAGCCCCCATGCTTCGATCTTGCTTCCTTCGCACGGCCGTTTCGTAGGAGCGTCTTCAAACCCGTTCAGTGAATACAAACGCCGGCCGGGCGACCGAGTCGGACTCAACTGGCGAGTCCCCACGATCCACGGCAAACGCGCCATCCGCCACGTGATCTACGACACCAACTGGTGGAAGTCATTCACGCACGCGCGACTCGCCGTTTCAATGGGCGATCGGGGCTGTCTCTCCATCTTCGGCGATCGCCCCGACCAACACCGCATGTTCGCCGAGCAAGTCACCGCCGAATACTTCGTCCGCACCGAAGGCCGCGGCCGAACCGTCGACGAATGGAAAGCCCGCCCCGAGCAACCCGACAACCACTGGCTCGACTGCCTAGTCGGCTCCGCCGTCGCCGCGTCGATGCAGGGAGCGTTGTTGTTTGGAACCGACCGACCATCTGCACCAAAGCGTGAGCGAGTCAGCTTCAAAGAACTCCAACGCAAGAAACGAAGCTAACTCTACCGCCCGAAAGTCTGCTCCCACCCCTATCGACGCCTATCGACAAAGCTTCCGGCGTCGGCCACCGGAGCATCAATTCGGGGGCCGCTTTTGGTGCACAGGACGGTTCGACCTTGTGCACGAACGAAACCTGGCGAAAACTGCAAAGCGTTATCAGATTGACTGCGCGGTCTTCGGCCACAAGCTGCGGTCGGTGGTTGGCGCTGCGGCCGCGAACGCCAATTCGAAGCTGCTTTCGGTCGATGCAACTGAGGGTAGTTGGGGCACGATTTGCCAGATTGCTTCGATAAGGTGGGTGGCACCAACATAAATGCTTGAAACGAAAACGACATGTCGTGAGTTCCATGACAACGAGAGGTGGAGCATCGACTGCTGACATGACGGACTTCGTCAATTCTTTCTTTCCAATGGGAACATTCCGACCGTTTCCGACGTCTCCATTCTGGCTACTTGGTCGCTTTTCTTACTTTTCTGGCATTCGCTTCGCGCAAACACTTCTCATGATTCTGGACCGGCAAATGCATTTCCACATTACTTGCCAACTTACATATACGGTTGTGTTGCTGCTTGCATCTGGCACTGTTCTATTCGCCCAGGAAGGCATGCGTGCAATTGAACCGATGCCGTCCACGTCGAAACGAAGCTCCTATTTGAAGTCAGAGTTCGCTCTCTTGGATTCGAATAACGACGGACAGATTAGTGAAACCGAGTTCCAACGGAATACCCAGACTGCAATCGAGAAAGCCGAACGACTCGCGAAGGAATTCAAGTACGAAGCCTACATGGTGTCTCAGCTCTACTCAATGAACAACCGGTCGCGAAGAATCTATCCCGAGTTTTCACAACTAGACCGAAATGCGGATGGGATGGTTTCGTTCCACCAGGAATTCTTGGGGTTCTCGCAATTAGCGTTTTCTAACTATCACAGATGGGATGCCGACGGCGACGGTAAGATCACGAGGCAAGAGTACGTGAAATCAGAAAGAGCAGAACGCGAGCAAGTTAGGCCTGCTGAACCGAAAGTGAAGGTCTCCCAAAAACGTCTTGAAAGCGAATTCGCCTTGTACGACCGCGACGAGAATGGCAACATCTCTTACCACGAAATCCTCTCGCTATATGAAAAGCTGCCACCCTTCTCGTACGAGGGCGGTGACACCATTGCGTCGTATGTACAGACTGATCTTGATTCGAATGGAGCCATTACGAGAAACGAATTCCTGGCGGAAGCTCATAAACGTGGCGACGACGAATACTTGACTCTAGAGCAAAAAGTATTTCGCCTTCGAGACTTGAATGGTGACTTGGAACTTTCATTTCTTGAATTCGTGCAAACCGGCGAAAATCCGGCTCGCGAGTTCGCATTCTTAGACAAGGACGAAGATGGCGAGATTCATTTCGACGATGTCAAAGGAACAGAGTGGATTGGTAGAATGAGTTTGGAAACCGATCGCGGCTACTTTTCTCGCCTGGACGCAAACCAAGATGATCGTGTTTCGTGGAATGAGTATCGTCTCGTTAGCCCGCGCAGCACATCATTACTCTTCATCGACCATCTCACGATCGACAACTCGATCTCGAAAGATGAGTGGAATGCCATTGAGAAAGAGTACCGTGCCGGCCAATCCGGTAAAGTGCTTCCCCCCTTCTCCGCTTCCCATTACGCAACCCTTTGGTTCCCAGGAATATTCGACCTCATCACGTTCGACGATCTCGACACCAACAAGGATGGTACGATTTCGTGGAAGGAATTCCGAACCTTTCCCAATTAGCTTGCCGTCGGCCCTGACATTTCGTTTCTGTTCATTTCCCAGCCCGTTGGGCTGGGCTAGGCAAATGATCGGGGCTTCGCCCCTGCCGGCCGAACGAAGTGCGATTGCTTCGCTCGTAATATCGGGTTTATTGCACTTGAGCGGACTGATAGCTGCCTGCATTCGCTGCGGCGATTGGACAAACTACGGTTTCCAAGTTTCGTCCAATTTGCTCGCGGTGATGCTGACCGCAGTTGTAGAGATATCAGTTCGACATCGGTATTTCCCAGAGCATTTCGTGAGCTCTCCGGGCGGCGTTTCGTGACTAAGGTGGGCGTGTCCTGGGTCAGATAATGACCGAGATTACAGCCTCGCGAATCTGCTCCGGTGGCCGACACCGGGTGATCGCGGTTGGCAGTTCAATGGGTTTAGGCACTCTGTACACGCTGGTTCAGCAACGCAATCTCGGAAGCTTGGTTTCTCGTAGCCTTCTCGCAGTGTTGACGATGCGTCATTGGCGCTCGCTGTGACCAATATCGCACGGTCGCTGAGAAAGTCACCGCGAAGTACATCGTCCGCACCGAAGGCCGAGGCCAGACCGTCGACGAACGAAAAGCACGCCCCGAACACTCCGACAACCACTGGCTCGTCGACTCCGCCGTCGTAGCTTCGATGCAGGGGACCTCGTTGTGCGGCACCCATCAACCATCTGCGTCAAAGCGTGAGCGGATCACCATCCAAGATCTTTAATGACGAGAGAAAAATTGACCAAAAGTTTTTGCTTAGTCGTCACGTTTGCGGAATCACGGCATAGGTAACCTGAGAGCGACCAATGCCTTTGAGACCCGAACATGCCAGACAATCTAGTTGACCAAATTCGCGAGAACGCTGAGGGGCCTGCGAAGGCGTCCGGTGATGCGGGGTCGATTGAACAGCACAAGCTGACCGATCAGATCGCGGCCGACAAACATCTCGCTGCAAAGAAGGCCGTTGCGAAACCGCATCGCGGACTCCGCTTCAACATGATTGTGCCGCCTTCGGCTGGCTGATCTTTCACCAAGACCTTGAACCGTATCGGCTGACCGGAATGAGAAGCCTCGATATTGGTCAGCGTGTGGGAAAACGCGAGAAGAGTTTGGGACACCGATGCGACAGATCGCATAACTAAGAAAGGGAGGGCAATCGTTTTTCGGGGTTAAGTGAAATGCCAGAAGACCTTCAAGATCAGATTCGCGAGAACGCCGCTGGACCTGCTAAAGCGTCTGGCGATGCGGGATCGGTGGAGCAGCACAAGCTGACCGATCAAATCGCGGCCGACAAACATCTCGCTGCCAAGAAGGCCGTGGCGAAACCGCATCGCGGTCTTCGCTTCAACAAGATCGTGCCGCCTTCGGCTGGATAGCGATTAGGCGGGAGGCTAGAGGCTAGAGGCTGGAGAGCGGATGAATCCGAACTCGTCTCAAGACTGCAGACTCAGGATTACAGACTTCTTCAAGGGCTGCCGGGGACGGCAACGGGAAATAGCACGGATGTTTTTCCGAGGACGCTTGTCAGGGATTATCGAGCAATTGCGCGGTGGATCGGCAACCTTGCCCGCCGCCTCTGGACGCTCGCCCCGGCAGCCCTTCTTTTCGCGTTTGCGGGCCAAGTACGACGCCGCAAACACGACGCTCGACAATTACAAGCACTGGTCGCGTGCGGACGGTTTGTCGGCCGCGACCGCGAATAGCCCCGATGTGCGGCGTACGCTTCGCAATCGATCGCGATACGAGGTCGCCAATAACAGCTACGCTCGCGGGATCACGCTAACGCTCGCCAATGATGTGGTCGGAACCGGACCGCGATTGCAGATGCTGACCGGTGACGATGGTGCCAATCGATTCGTTGAGTACGAGTTCTTCGGTTGGTGCGAAGCGATCGGGCTTGCCGAGAAGCTGAGAACCATGCGTCTTGCTCGCGTTGCCGATGGTGAGGCGTTCGGGTTGCTGACCAGCAACGAACGAATCGATTCGGCAGTCAAGCTGGACCTGCGTTTGATCGAGGCGGATCAAGTCGCTACGCCAACGTTGGTTCCCGACACGCGACGTTATCTCGATGGCATTCGTTTTGATGCCGACGGGAATCCGATCGCGTATGACATCCTTCGCCAACATCCAGGCGACGGGATGTTTTTGGTCGACGATGAATACGACACCGTGCCTGCCAGCGATGTGCTGCACTACTTCCGCTGCGATCGGCCGGGACAAATTCGCGGCATTCCAGACATCACGCCGGCCCTGCCGCTGTTCGCGCAACTCCGCCGATTCACGCTCGCTGTTCTCGCCGCTGCTGAAACGGCTGCTGAGTTCGCCGGGATTCTTTACACCGACGCGCCGGCCAATGGCGAGGCCGACGCGGCCGAACCGTTCGAGCCAATCGAACTCGAGAAGCGGATGCTTCTGACCATGCCGGGCGGTTGGAAGATGGCTCAGATGAAGTCGGAGCAACCTTCGACGACGTACGCCGAGTTCAAGAAGGAAATCCTCAACGAAATCGCTCGTTGTTTGAACATGCCGTTCAACGTGGCCGCAGGGAATTCCAGCGGTTACAACTATGCCAGCGGTCGGCTCGATCATCAAACGTATTTCAAATCAATTCGTGTCGAGCAAACGCAACTCGCCCGCGTTGTGCTCGACCGCATTCTCAAAGCGTGGCTCCGCGAAGCCATCCTCATCGAGGGCTACCTGCCCAACTCGCTTCGCACGCTCGATTCAACCTTCGAGCACCAATGGTTTTGGGACGGGCACGAACACGTCGACCCGGCCAAGGAAGCCAACGCACAAAAAATCCGTCTCGCCAGTCATACGACAACTCTGGCTATCGAATTCGCGCGGCAGGGGCGTGATTGGGAGACGGAACTTAAACAACGTGCCAAAGAGATCGCACTGATGCGTGACCTCGGTCTAACGATCGAGTCCGACGAAACTGATTCTTCATCCGAACCCGAAGTCACGGAAGACCATGCCGAAGACGCTGAACAACAAACCGCTTGAAGCCGAAGCCGAATCCGTCCCCAGTTCGCTGCGTATCGTTTGCGATGACGCAGCGACGATCACGCTCGCCGCGGCCGATCCACCGGTCGAAGGCGACGACAAACCGTCCCTCCGCAAGTTCTCGATGACCGCGTACACCGGCGGCGCGATGCGTCTTGGCGGTTGGCCCTATCCGGTCGTCGTTGACTTGGCCGGCATGCGTGTGACTCGCAAGTCGCGACCGATCCTGAAGGACCATGATCGCGGCAGCATCGTTGGCCACACCGACGACATCACGATCACCGACAAGTCGCTCCAGGTCGCCGGCGTCATCAGCGGTGTCGGAGTCACTGCTCAGGAAGTGATCGCAACGAGCGAGAACGGATTCCCGTGGCAGGCGTCGCTTGGTGCGAGTGCCGACAAGGTCGTGTTCATTCCCGAAGGCAAGACCGCGAAGGCAAACGGCCGCGAACATCAAGGTCCAGTCTACATCGCTCGCAAGTCTACCCTCGGCGAAGTCTCCTTCGTCGCGCTCGGTGCTGACGACAACACCGAAGCCCGCGTGGCCGCTGGGATGGTTGACGGTGACGAGACGGATGAAACCGGCGACGACACCGAAACCATGGACGATCTCGAACCTGTCAACGCAAGTCTGAACATGACCACCAAATCCAAAACCGAACCGAAGCAAACCTCGCCGGTCGAGCAGATGCGGGCCGAAGCCGCGGCAGAGTCTCGCCGCATCGCCGGCATCCGCAAGCTATGTGCGGGCAACCATCCAACCATTGAAGCCGACGCCATCGAGCAAGGCTGGTCCATCACCAAAACGGAACTCGCCGTGCTGCGAAGCGAACGCCCCAAAGCTCCCGACCAAGCGCATCACTCGCCGCGTTACAATCGCGAAATCCTCGAAGCTGCAGCGTGTCTGTCGGTTGGCATCGAAGAGAAAACGCTGCTGGCCAGCTACGGTGAGAAGACGCTCAACGCCGCCGATCCGCTTCGCCACATCGGTCTGCGAGAACTCGTCGCCGAATGTGCTCGCAGCGAAGGGATCGACGTTCCTCGAGTCTTCGGCGACGGTACGGCAACGATCCGCGCGGGTTTCAGTTCCATGAGCTTGCCGAGCATCATGGAAAACGTCATGAACAAGACGTTGCTGGCCGCTTATCAGAACACGCCGATCGCCGCGTTTGATCTGTGCAGCGTCGGAACGGTAACCGACTTCAAAGAGGTCGCCCGTTACCGATTGCTCGGTACCGGCGGATTTGAACAAGTCGCGGCCGACGGCGAACTCAAACACGGAAAACTGTCGGACCAAAAGTACAGCAACAAGGCTGACACTTACGGTCAAATCCTCACGCTGACTCGCCACGACATCATCAACGATGATTTGTCCGCCTTCATGGACATCCCTCGTCAAATGGGACGCAGTGGTGCCGAGTCGATCGATGACTTGTTCTTCACCTTGCTGCTCAAGAACGCTGGGTTCTTCTCGTCAGCCAACGCGAACTTGCTGCAAGGTGCCGACACCAAGTTCGGTCCCGATGCCCTGACCGTTGCCAAGACCACCTTCCGCAAACAGAAGGCTGGCCCCGGCGGCAAACCCAAGGACCAAAAGCCGATCAACATCCGGCCCGAGTACTTGGTGGTGCCGGTCGAGTTGGAAACCGAAGCGGAACTGTTGATGGGCTCGGCTCAGTTGATGATCGACGCTCAAGGTTCGCCGACCAAGATCCCAGTCGACAACCCGCACCGCAACAAGTACCGCATCATCTCGACGCCGCACTTGTCGGATTCATACTACCAAGGCGCTTCGGCCAGTGCTTGGTATCTGTTCGCCAACCCGAACGTGCTCCCCGCGTTCGAGATCGTGTTCCTCAACGGCCGCCGCACGCCGATCATCGAGCGAGTCGAAATGCCGCCGAACACGCTCGGCATGGGTTTCCGATCGTACATCGACTTTGGCGTTAACAGCCAAGACCACCGCGCCGCCGTCAAGGTCGCTGGCGAATAGTCGGGAGTCTGTAGTCCGGAGTCTTTAGCAAAGCCTCCGGATCACGCCCCGATGTATTGCACTCTTCCTCAAGACTCCAGACCCAGGACTCCAGACTCAATCCCATGCAAGCTCAATACGTTCACGACGGCAAGCACGTCGACTTCACTCCCGACGTTGATGTCCCTGTTGGCTCGATCGTCATCCAAGGCGATCTGGTCGGCATCACCAAACGCGATCTCAAGGCCGACGTCCTCGGCTCGATCGCCGTTGAGGGCGTCTTCGACATCCCGAAGGATCCCGCCGATGCCGAAGTCTACACCGCCGGCCAGAAGGTCTACGCGACCAACGACGGCATCGTCACTGAAGTCGACGCTGGCACGTTTTACTTGGGCAAGGTCGTGGCCGATGCCGCCGCCACCGACAATTTCGTTCGCGTTCGCCTGAGCCAGTGATGAACCGCCGTGAGCAATCCAATCATCGCACCCGTCGGGGCGATCTACGTCCACGAGGGCGTGACGGTCCCGTTCGTTCCTGAAACTGACATCGCCGCCGGTGACGTGGTCGTCCTCGGCCGGCTCGTCGGTGTCGCCAAGTTCGGCATCGCCGCCGGAGCCCGCGGCAGCATCACCGTTCAAGGTGTCTTTGAAATCGTCAAAGACCCAACCACCAACATCCCCGCCGGCACGATTCTCTACTGGTCCAAGATCAGCCACCACGTGATCAAGAACCAATACGACCACTCGATGATCGGCATCTCCGTCGAAGACGCACCGCCCAGCACGCCGACCATCCGTGTGCGGTTGCTGCAGTAACGTCTCGTCTCTCGCTTTCTTTCAAAGACTCCCACGCAAGGATGCCAAGTTGCGAAATCTAATCTTCGCGTGCGCCCTCCTCGTCTGCACCGGTTGTTTGCCGGAGCGTGATGTTCAAGTCCGACCGCTGCCGGCCCCGCCGCCTGAGCAACCGATCGCGAATCTCCCGCCGCAGCTCCATCAACGCAATTGGACTGGCCGGCTCAATCAAGGCAGTTGCGTTCACGCTTCGCTGGTCAACCATTTCCGATGGCTCAACGAGTTTGAACTCGGCGAACGCTGGCGAGCGACCTACAGCGACGGCGAATGGGACACGCGGCTGCGAGACCGACTCGACGCAGCCGGCATCGATTACAGCTACACGGTCAAAGCCGATCCGCGGTTCCTCGACTGGGCAAACGCAACACGACGAGGCGCCATCCTTTGGTGGAAGCCGGCCCATTGCTGCACCTTCGTCGGATGGGTCGAGCGAGATGGCCAGCAATACGCCGCGATCCTCGACAACAACTATCCCGGCCGGTTTGAACTGACGCCCCGCGAACAGTTCGTGCGTCTCTGGGCTGGCTATGGCGGATTCGCTCTCACCGTCCTCAATGATCCGGCCAGCTCGCTCCCTTATCGCAGCTACGAAATCGTCGACGAGTCACGATGAACTCTCACAACCCAATCGCCAACAAATGCAATCTTTACTCAACGCATGGAGCAACGTGAAAAATATGAAGGATGAAATTCGGATCCGGCTTAGCGTCGGACTGATCGTGGTCGCTGTACTCCACGCCGTGATGCTCGGCGCGGTCTTCACCGCACTGCATCGAAACCCAGAGCCTCAGCAAGACACCACGTGGCAAGTTCCTCCCGCCACACCCGTTCCCCAAGTCAGCCGATCAATTGAGAAGCTGCCCGAACCGACACAAGTGAACCTTGAGGCTCAAGGCGAACTGAAGCAACAGTACGGCAGCAATTGCCCGCCCTGTCGCCGCGTCACACGCCCCACGTTTACGCCGTATCGCGTTGTCCCGACGATCCCGATCGTCCAGCCGACTCCGCAACCGATGGCCACACCGGCCCCGACACGCGTAACGTACCCCACCGAGCCGACACCAGCGCGAGTTACCTATCCCACCGAACCAAAACCATCGGCACCAGCGGCAGCTAAACCAACCACGCCAACCAAACCCGCAGTCGGCGCAGCGCCCGCACCAACTACGCCCGTGGCAACGCCAACACCAACCGCACCCGCTCCGATCATCATCAAACCGACGTTCAACAAAGACGAACCGATCGTCGCGCCGGATCCCGGTCCCAAGCGATACCAAATCGCCTTGTTCGTCGGCAAAGATGCGAAGAGCGAACAGCTCATCGAGTGGTTCACCAAAGACCCGTCGCTTTCAAAGCTCAAGGACGAATGCGAGTTCCAAGTCTACACCGAAGACAACAAGCTCTATCGGACTCGCTTTGAATCGATTGTTCCAGCCAGCCAGTTCCCCGTCGTGCTGTTTCAAGACTCAACCGGCGGACACATCCACGCGGCCGGCCATGCGATGCTCCCTTCGAGCCCCGCAGAACTCTTCGACGACCTTCAACACGGTTACGAGTTGCACGAGCAAACGCGACAAGCCCAACGGACCGGAGCGTTGAAAGCTCGCGGCTATTCCTGGGACTCGGCAATTTCGCCGACATTGCAACTGGCCCCCGAAGATTGTCCCGATGGTTACTGCCCGGTCGAACCCAACGAACCGACGTGGCGACCCTTTGACCGTGATCGCGACCGCAATCGTGATCGTCTCTTTGACCGAACCCCCGGCGGCCGGAACGCACTGATCTGGGCCAACGCCGGTGAACTGGCGACGCTCGCGTTGATCGTCGTCTCCGGCATCCTGCTCGGATTCATTCTCATCAAGCGAGGTATGTGAAACTTATGATTCTTGGAACTGCAATCGTCGTCGTCTTGGTCCTCGTCGCGATCGCTTTGCTACCCGCAAGGCAACGAGACCGCGACGCCAACAAGCCAAACATCGTCGACCGATACACGCGATCCGTCAACGCCCGCCAACAACAGCTCGATGAAGAAGCCGAGGCGATCGCCAGCGAATATCAACGTCGTTGCGACGAGGCTTGGCGCGAGGAGGTGAGCGAGAAGGCGGCTTCGATGTTGAAGTCAAAGCAGGCCGCCAACGCCCGCTCCACCAAATCGTGAGCGACATGCTCCAGCGTGGTCAAGCGTGGCTCTCTCAGAAGCTAACCCAGCACGCGTCACGCATGGTCACCTACCAGCGTGACGAGTTGTCCGTCGAGCTACCCGCCACGATCGGCAAGTCCGAATATGAGCAAGACGATGGCGAGGGCATCGTCACTCGCGCCCAAGTTCGCGACTTTCTGATCAACACGAAAGACCTGCTCAGCAGCGTCATCGGAACCTGGCCCCGCCGCGGCGATCGCATCATCGAAACCGACGGTGAGATCACCTTTGTTTACGAGCTGATGTCGATCGGCAACGAACCGCCGTGGCGATACAGCGATCCGTTTCGCATCAAACTCCGCATCCACACCAAGTTAGTCAGTCAGGAGTCTGTAGTCGGGAGTCCGGAGGTTTCAGCGACGGAGGGAACGAATGAGGCCGTTGAGGACCTTTGATGTTTCAACGCTACAGCGGTCCAATTCGCCAGCTTTCTCGCTCTCAAGATATCCAAGTCTGGTTGCGAGAGTCGCTTGATATTCCAACTCCCGAGCGGAACCATACGCGATTTCAAGAAAGCGAATGAACTCCGTCTCCGACGACCTGGCACAGCCTTCAACAATGTTGCTTGCAATAGAAACGGCCGCTCGTCGCATTTGCGAAGTCAGACCGAACAGCTCTTCCTTCGGAAACGTGCGAGTCATTTCGTAAATCATCAATGCCAGCGAATCGGCTAACTCGAACGCCCGCAGCTTTGTGTGATCTCTCATTCTTCTTCCTCCGGACTCCAGTCTAAAGACTCCAGACTCCCTTATGACAGCCCCACTTGCAACCGTCATCCAAATCGCCGACAGCGTCGTGGCCGAGATCAACGCCGGCGACTTCAGCAAGAAGAGTCTCTCGGCGCAGCGGCTTTACGTTCCCAACTTCGACCTTGAAGACATGAAGGAACTACGGGTCACCGTGGTCCCTCGCGAAGTCGAATACTTGCCGCTCGATCGCGTCAGCAACAAGTACCACGCCACGATCGACGTCGCCATCCAAAAGAAGTTCTCCAAGGGGGACGCGAAAGAGATCGACCCGCTGGTGATGTTCGTCGAAGAACTGGCCGACTACTTCCGGCTAAAACGACTCAACTCGTACGTCGCCGCCCGCTGCATCAAGGTCGAGAACGCAGTGTTGTACTCGACCGAGCATTGGACTCAGTTCAACCAGTTCACCAGCTTGCTGACGCTCACGTTTGAACTTGCCAAGTGATGCACATTCGGACGCGAGTCCGCCTCGATGCTGCTCGCGTCAAGAAGAAGGCTGACCAAGCGTCGTTCAAATCGCTCGGGCACGCTGGCGGTACGATTCGCAAAACGGCATATCGCAGCATCCGCAAACGCAAGAACCCGTCGCGGCCCGGAAGCCCGCCGAGTTCGCCGACTGGCCGGCTGCGACGATCATTCCGCTACGAGGTCGATCGACGAACACCGGGCGTCGTCGTCGGCCCCGTTAACGAGATCGCAGGCCGATTGTGGAACCTCCACGAGTTCGGCGGCATCGCCAAGAAACGCCGCAAACTAAAAAGGCATCGATTCCGAGTCGGCCAGCACGGACCGATCCGCGTTATCGGCCCCGGCAAGTTTGCTCGGATCGAACTGCGAACCGCCGCCCAAGCCAACCGCGCCCGCCGTCTGATCGAAGAAGAGAACCAACGTCGCGGAGCCGAAAGGCCTCGGCGATACCCCAAGCGTCCGTTCATGAAACCGGCCCTCGAAACCCATCGAGCCCAACTCCCCAAATTCTGGCGGGACTCCGTCAAGTAATTTCATAACGCAGGATGGATCCAACCCAATATGTCCGCTGAAGTAGTCCTCGGTCTCGACGCCGTCCTTACCATTGACGGTGCCGAAATCAAAAATGTCAAAGACCTGACCGTGTCGCTTGAGAAAGCTGAAGCGGACGCGAGCACGCGCGACAACAACGGCTGGCGAGCGACGGTCGGCACGCTCAAAGACGCCTCGATCGAGTTCACCGTTCTGAACAAGAGTGGCGACACATCGTTCGGCATGTTGCAAGGCCTGTGGAGCAGCGGCACGCCGTGCGACGTCGGCATTTCCGACGCCGGCGGAGCACTGACGTTGACCTGCGAAGTGATGAACTTCAACGTCAACCAAAACCTGGAAGAGGTCGTCTCGGCCGACGTGACGCTGAAGCCGACGCAATCATCCACCGGTGGTGGAATGAATGTTGGTGCCAGTGGTGGGACTTAAGTTTCCTCGACTCCTATATGACTCGTCCAAAAGCTGCTAGCACACGCGAGTGAACGGTTTCAGAATTTAATTCTTCGGAGGTTGAAATGATCATTGATTCATCACCACCGATGTCCCAAATTGAAAGAAAACGATCGTCCGATCGTGGACCGAAGACGCCGTCGCGTTCAAGGTCGACCATTGCTTTCAATATCACTTCATAAACTACTTTGGGTTCGAGGCTCTCATCTCCCCAAAAGCGATTCGAGATTTCTGTCACCAGCGAATTCAACTCGTCAGTAAAGAAGACAGTGCCGAACGAATTCCACTCTGGTGGGAAATAAGTTGCGAGGCCCAATGAATCGGCTGGGCGGTCCCGTAGTTCCGATTTCAACTGGTACGCAGGAAACACGTGCTCGAAGGTGGCTGGAGCACAAACTGCATAACCACAGACGTCATCGAATTCACGTGTTAGGCCAGCGTAGTGCGAAGCAATCGCATTGCTTAATTCGTTCTGGAGCTTCGTTAAGAGTTCGGTGTTGTCCAATTGTTTCCTTTCAACGAACAAGGAAAGTCGGCCGGGGTGCATTTGACTTCGGACAGACCACCGCGACCGACGAGTTTAGATTTTAATCAATATTCCTAAGTAAACGGCAACCCCATGCAAAAATTCGTTGACCGCCACGGTCGTGTTTGGATCGTCGACATCGACAACACCACGCTTCGCCGCGTCAAAACGCTCACCGGCGTTCGTCTGCTCGACGCCGTCGACGGCGATCTGATCCCCCAGATGACTCAAGACTTCCTCCTTCTCGGTGAAGTCCTGTTCGCGGTCTGCAAGCCGCAAGCGGATAAAGACTCCGTCAACCAGGAAGCGTTCGAGTCGGGTTTGTCAGGCGATTGCTTGACCGACGCACGCAACTCGCTTGTTGAAGCGTTGTTGGACTTCCTCCCGGAGGACCAACGCCGTCTTCTCGCGAAAGCGGTGACGCATCAACGCGAGGTGACGGCACGCGGGATGGAGATGCTGCATCGCAAGCTGGACGATCCGACGCTGGCCGACAAGATGGTCGCGGAGCTCGAAGCGAATCTGGAGGTGCCCGGCTTGAACGTGAAATCTGTCACCTCGCCGGCATCCTCGGCGTCGATCCCGGCCCGCTAACGCTCCGCCAAATGGTCTGGATGGCAAACGCCCGCCGTCAACACGATTGGCAATTGGCAAGCACGATCGTCTGGATCACCGCCGAAGTCAATCGCGATCGCAAACGCCGACGCAAGCCCTTCAAGCCCGACGACTTCAACCCCTGCGTCACAACTAAACCGGCCCCCGCCAAAGCATCCGTCGAACAAGTCGCGGGCCTTCTCGGTGCTAAGTTCGTCAAAGCACAAGCCGGCACGCCGGCTTAGCTTCTTCTTCCTCCAGTCTCCAGACTTAAGACTCCAGACTCCCATCATGTCCCAAGTCCGTGCCGGTGCCGCCTTCGTCGAACTGACGCTGAAGAACTCAGCGCTCGTGAAAGGTCTGCGCCAAGCACAGAAACAACTCAGCTCGTTCGCATCATCGACCACGATGCTGGCCACGAAGCTAACCGGACTCGGCGTGGCAATGGCTGCGCCACTGGGAGCTGGCATTCAAAAGTTCGCCGAGTACGACGACGCGATTCGCCAAGTCGCCGCCGTCACAGGAGCCACCGGCGCGGCGTTTGATCGACTCAATGCCAAGGCGAAGCAGCTCGGGGCAACCACCAGTTTCTCGGCCGTCGAGGTCGCCAACCTGATGACCGAACTCGGTCGAGCCGGTTTCGACTCGCGACAAATCGAAGACATGACCGGCAGCGTGATGAATCTCGCCCGCGCGACCGGCACCGACGCGACGCTCGCCTCCGGCATCTTCGCCGCCGCGATCCGGCAATTCAACATGGACGCCGGCCAAGCCCCGCGAGTCGCCGACGCACTGACCGCCGCCGCCAACAAAAGCTTCAATAGCGTCGAGTCGCTGGGAGAAGCGTTGCAATACGCAGGTCCCGTCGCAGCCGACGCGAACATGAGCCTCGAAGAAACGCTCGCGATCCTCGGCACGCTCGGCAACGTCGGCATCCAAGGCAGCAGTGCCGGTAACGCACTCAAACGCTTGCTAACGCTCTCCGCCGCCGAGTCCCAAAAGTTCCAAGACGTGTTCGGTGTCGCCACCAAGGACGCAGCCGGAAACGCAAGGCCTCTCGTCGACGTGTTGGGCGAAGTCGCCGAAGCCACGAAGGATCTCGGAACCGCCGATCGCGCCGCCAAGTTCAACGAAGTGTTCGGCTTGCTCGGCATCACTGCCGCCTCGGCGATCGGCAAGACTGTCACCGACACGCGAGTGCTGCTAGGTGAACTCGAAGGAGCCGGTGGCATCGCCAAGAGAACCGCCGAACAAATGGAATCCGGTCTTGGAGGTGCGTTCCGAGTGTTGGCCAGTTCCTTCGAGGCCGTCCGCATCGCGATCGGCGAAGCCCTCGAGAAACCGATCCAACGCCTGACCGAAAATCTTTCATCGGCCGCATCCGCCATCACCGATTGGATCGGCGAAAACAAACGAGCCGTCCAAATCGCCGCCTTGGTCGCCGTCGGTGTCGTTGCCGCCGGAGCCGCCTTGCTTACGATCGGATCCGCTGCCGCGGCAGCTTCCGTCGCGGTCGGCGGTCTGCTCGGCATCTTCTCCGCGATCGGCACCGTGGTCGGCATGGCCGGAACCGCAGTCGCCGCGCTGCTCTCGCCAATCGGACTCGTCGTCGCCGGCATCGCGGGCCTCGGCATCTATCTCGCCAAAACGTCCGGCTTGCTAGCTCGTGTCTCGGCCTTCTTCAAGACCGCGTTCGCACAAATCGCAGTCGATTCACAAGCTGCATTCAAATCGATCGCCGCATCGTTGGCAGCGGGCGACATCACGGGAGCGGCCAAAGTGATGTGGGCTTACCTGCGAGGTCTCTGGAAACAAGGCGTCGCAGCAATCTCAGATACCTGGGATCAACTCTCTTCCAGCCTCGACGGATTCGCCGGCGGATTGCTAACCGCCGTTGGCAGTCTCCTTCGCAGCACGCTCGCCTGGGCCAACGAAAACCGAACCGCGATCCTCACCGCCGTCGCCGGTTTCGCTGCCATGAAAGTTGCCGCGGCCGGAGTCGGTACCGCGATGATCGCTCTCAAAGGGATCACGCTCGGACTGTCGGTCGCGTCAAAAACACTCGCCGCCAGTTGGGTCGTATTGAAAGCGGTCGGCACTGGCATCAAAGCCATCTTCCTCGGTCTGGTCGCCGTCAAGAAGATCAACATCGCGTTGGCCGGAGTTTACGCAGCCGTCACCGGCGGCCTATCCGGCGCGTTCGGCTTGCTCACCGGAGCGATCAGTGCCGCGGCCGGAGCGATGGCGTTGTTGTTCTCACCGATCGGCCTAGTTGTCGCCGGAGTCGCCGCGCTCGGTGCCTACTTCCTTTACACATCCGGAGCCATCGGCAGCTCGATCGAGTTCCTCAAAGGAGCATTCCAAAAACTCAAAGCCGACACGATGGCCGCGTTCGGAGCGATCGCCAACGCACTGAAAGCTGGCGACATCAACGCCGCCGTTGATGTGCTCTGGTCCTACATCAAACTGCAATGGACCAAAGGAACAACATGGCTCTCCGGCATGTGGGCACAGTTCACAGCGTACCTTGCCGACGCATGGGGCGATGCCGTCTACAAACTGGCCGATCAACTCATCCAAGGTTTCGGTGGCTTGCGTGCGATCTGGAACGCCACGGTCGCATACCTCGCCGATGGCTGGACCATTCTCACGTCCGCCGTCCAAAAGGGCTGGAACCACACCGTCGGCTTCCTCAAGAAAGGTTTTCTCCGGCTTCACGAATTGGTCGACATCGCGGGCGACGTCGCCATCCAAATCGGTGGCGTGCTTGTCAACGCACTTGCCGGTGTCGAAGGAGCCTGGGTCGAAACGATCGATTACCTCGCCGATTCATGGGCCGTGTTCGTGGGCGAAGTCCGCAAGATGTGGAACAGCACCGTAGGCTTTCTCCGCAAGGCATGGGTCAAACTCAAGTCACTCTTCGACGACGACATCAACGTCGAAGCCGAAGTTCGCCGCATCGACGCCGAAACCAACGCCAACAACACCGCCGAAGAACGCAAACGCCAAACCGCGATCGCCGGCCGAGCCGAACGTCGACGCCAACGCAAAGCCGAAATCGAAGCGAACCGAAAGGCGATGCAGGAAGACCTGCAACGTCAACTCGACGAGCGACGAAAGTCACGCGAAGGCCAAGACCTCGACGCTGACTTCGCTGCGATCGACGCTGACACCAACCAACAAAACGCAGCCATCGACGCCGAGCGCGATCGCCAGCTCAACGACAACGCACAAGCAAACGAGCAACGTGTCGCCGACACCGAAGAATTCACGGCCGGTGTCCGCGAAACGCTCGACGACATGCGGCGACAATCTAAGGCGGACGCCGCCGCCAAACGAGCCGAACGATCACTCGCCGAAGCCGATCGCCAATCAAAGGTCGCCGAGGCCGAAGCCGACTTCCAAGCCGCTGTCGACAAAGCCAACGCACTGAAGCCCGCCGACAACGATCAACCGGCCGATGCCGACAGCGAAAACCCGTCAGTCTCCAACGAACTGGCCGCCGCGATCGCCGAAGCCAAAGCCTCACTGGAAGCCGCTCAAGCCCAAGCCGGAATGCCCGCCACCGACGCGGACGGCAACCCGATTGCGAATGACGAGCGGATCGAGAAGCTGCAAGCCGGCATCGCCGAGATGGAAGCCAAAGCCGCCGCGATTGCCGAGCGAGCCAACCCAAACGGCAAGCTCAAGCTTCCGCCTGCCAAGCTCGAAGACGACGCTGTCGCGTTGAAACTCGATCGCGAAGCTAAAGCCTCGATCGATGACTTTGCTGGAAAAGAGGTCGACGACCAATCTGGCGAATCGGTCACCGGCAAATTCGATTCACGCGGCCTTAATTTCGGCAGCGGTGCTCGACGCATCGAACCACTCGCGCTCGATCCGCCAGTCGACAAGGACAAGCCGGTCGAGATCGATCAAGAACCCGAAGTGTTTGTCGCTCCGCAACTGGTCATCGAAGCCGAAGCTGTCGAGCCAGAACCCAACAAGATCGTCGAAGAACCAGTCGCAGAACCTGAACCTACCATCGACGAAGTCCCCACCGACAATCTCGACTCCGGGCTGCAACAAATCAACGCGCGACTGATCGCCATCGGCCAACACCTGATGAAGTCCAACGAATTGCTGGCCGCCGGCAGTGGCGGACTTGATCCAACGGGCGAACGATCCGGGCTCGGTCTAAGCGAAGACGTTCAACGTGCCATCGTCGAGACCGCCCAGAACACTCGCAAGCTGGCTGAGCGTTCCAACGGCCGCGGGTTGGTGTTTACCTGATGAGCATCTCTGCCGGCGGATACAATTTCGAAGTCGCAGCCCTCTCGCCCAAAGCAACTCGCGGCACGCAAACCTCCGACACCGTTTCGTACGTCGCCAGTAACGGAGGCATCGTCGACCCGCCCGCGGCAGCCGATGCCTTGCTGCAACACTTCAAAACCAATCATCCCGAATCGATTCCGTTCCTGCGAATCGACGCCGAACACATCAACGAGAAATTCGCACTCGTTACCGCTAACCAAAACGAAACCAAACTCGATCCGGTCTCGTTCAACACAACGGGCGCAACGACTCACATCAATCAATCGCTCCTGACACGAGGCATATTCGCCGCCCCCGGCAAGACTTCTCCGAATTATCGAGGAGCGATCGGCGTCAGCGATTCAGGTGTCTCGGGCGTCGACATCACGGTCCCCGCGTTCGAGTTCTCGGTCCGCAAGAAGTTTGAGTGGGTTTCGACGTCGTACCTGTTGGCCGTCGTCGCTATGACCGGCCGGACCAACAGCGGCTCGTGGTCGATCTTCGGTCCCGGCGAGGCGTTGTTTCTCGGCGGCGAAGGTGGCGAGGACGACAACAACTGGGTCGATATCACCTATCACTTCGCCGCCCGCCCGAATCAACCCAACTTGCAACTCGGCAACATCGGCACCGTCAACAAACGAGGTTGGGATTACTTGTGGGTCAAGCACGACGAAGAGGTCGTCGGCGACCGCGTCCTGCAAACGCCGGCGGCAGCCTACGTCGAGCAGGTGTATCCCGAAGGTAACTTTTACGCACTGGGAATCTCTTAGTTGTCACGACGTGTTCGACCCGGCGACAGTCTCAACATCACCGCGGTCGAATACAACCGACTGTTGGCCGCGGCCGAAGCAGCGCACCGCAATCGACTCCCCGGCGGCTCAGGCCCACGCACCCATCTGCGAAACGCCTCGACCGTTCGCGTTCACAATAAATCTGCTGCGGTCGTTCCGATCGGCGGCATCGTCGGTTTCGAATCACCGATCACCGACCCAGAAGCTGGTCCCGTTGAACTGGCCCGCTTCGTCCGCGACGCCACGATCCAAACGGCGCGGCCCAACGAAGACGAACACACCGGCCGCTTCGGCGTCGCCATCGAGCCGATCCGCGAAGAGGAGGTCGGTCGAGTTGTCTTCGACGGCATCGTCGCAGCGGAAGTCGACATCAGCCAAACTTGGCACCGCTTCGCCGACGTTGCCGAATCCGGCGGCGATACGTTGCAATCCAAGCCCGACGGATCGGCACAGATCCTCTGGCGAAAAGACACGGGCGCGACCGGCAAACAATGGGCGATCGTCCGCGTCGGCCGCCCCGCCGATCCGGTCTATCTGGTCAAGGTTCCCGCCGGCGGCATCGCAGCCCGTCGCGGAGTCCGAACCGGCGCGGCCGATTGCGACTTGTTCGAACTCGACACCGAAGGCGAGATCGCACCGGTTGTTGATCCATCCGGCGCAACTGTTCGCATCACCGCTCGCAATCATTCCGCCCAACGCATCCGCGGACCAATCGAAGGCAGCGGCGAGGACCAATACCTCGTCGTCACCTTCGACGGCCGTCGCTCCTGGGTCATCGACCCACCGAAGCAGACGCTGCTATGCAAACCGACCAAGCGACTCAAAGCCAAGTCCTGGGGCACCGCCCGCGAACTCCGCTTCGATGGCACACGCTGGCGAGCGATCGGCGTCCGCGTCGCAGTTTACAACGTCTGCGACTACGCACTCCTCGCGTCGCAACAGATCATTTGTCATTTCCACGAGGACACCGGCGACTACGTGACGATAGGATGCCGATGCTGTGACGGCAGCAGCTCGTCCAGCTCGTCATCATCATCAGGTAGCTCATCATCGAGTGTTTCGTCTTCTTCCAGTTCCTCATCTTCATCATCCAGCAGCCCGTCGAGCAGCAGTAGTTCGTCGGTCAGCAGCAGTTCTTCGAGCGACTCATCCCTGAGTAGCTCATCCCTGAGCAGCAGCTCGCTGAGCAGTTCGAGCGTAAGCAGTCTTTCATCAAGCTCCAGCAGTTCGCCATCGTCGTCATCATCAAGCTCCGTATCATCCAGCTCCGCATCTTCCAGCCCATCGTCCTCAAGCGGAACATCAACAAGTAGCAAATCATCAAGCTCAGCATCGAGCCACTCCAGCAGCGATAGTTCATCAAGTCTATCGTCGACCTCAAGCGAGTCATTGCTCTCCAGCAAGTCATCTTCATCGAGCGCGAGCAGCACGTCCTCAGAAAGCTCGGCCTCGGATTCAAGCAGCAGCGAATCGATTAGCTCAAAGAGCGACTCGATCTCGTTAAGCGGATCGACAACAACCGAATCGTCCTCGTCTGACTCCGCTTCCAGCCAATCATCGGCCAGCGAGTCATCAACCAGCGACAGCTCGCAATCGGATTCCGAATCAACCTCGAGTGATTCACAAAGCGAATCCGTCAGTAGCGAATCAACAAGCGAATCCGCTAGCCAGTCCACAAGCCGATCCGATTCAGCACCATCCGAATCCTGGGAACCAAGTGGCTCAACCGCCAGCAGCCATTCACACTCTGCATCAACCTCCGACTCAAAATCCGAATCCACCAGCGAATCGGACAGCCAATCGGCCAGTGAATCCGAAAGCACCTCGCCGCCCGAAAGCTCCGCATCGGACCACAGCGATGACAGCGGTTCGCCACCCGATCAAAGCGACTCCGAATCACGCTATTGGTCAACCTCGACCAGCTATCACTCCGCATCATCCGCCGGCAGCGGAAGCGAGAGCGAGAGCCAAAGCACCAGCGAATCCGAATCGACCAGCGATGATTCCGATTCGGCTTCAGATGCTTCCGACTCTGACGCATCGCAATCCGACGCCTCCGATTCAGCCAGCCCGCCCAGCACGTTCGACGGTTCCTCCTCCTTCGGCAGCGATAGCCAAAGCGAACCATCGCACGACTCGCGATCCGGCGACAGTGACACGCCATCGATCGACGACTCAGACTTCGACGCCAGCAGCGACTCCCGCGACGAAAGCGACTCTAACGAAGCGAGCGGCAGTCGCGACGACAGCAACGACCCCTCAGTTGACGATCCTTCCATCGACAGTCGCTCCGACGACGATTCCGGCGACCCGCCTTCCGAAGACGAATCCACCGACGAACCGTCGCACACCAGCAGTGAAGGGTCGAGCGAACCGTGCAACAGCACTTGGGTTTGGTCGTGCGGTTGGGAGCTAGTCGACAGCGATTGCGAAGACCCCGGTGAACCACCCTCCAGCTCCGGAGCCTACGACGGCGAAGTCGCAGCGATGACCGCATGATCCACTGCCCGCACCTGACACCCAACAACATCTGCGAAGTCGCCTCGGGCATGGCCGGCTGCCCAGCCAAAGTCACGCCCGCCGCTTGCAACGCTTGCCAAAACGAATCCAACCCGCGAGCGATCAATGTCGTCACGATCGGGATGGCCCTGGTCAACAAGAAACGTCGCAAGCAAGACACGCGTGAACTGCATGCGATGCTCCGCAGCTACCTGCCCGATCGCCAGACCGACCTGACAACGCTCAAGATCGCCGACTACCGTCCCGGTCCCGGCAACGAACTCAAGAAGATGCTCGCCTGGTTCGCCCGGCCGAGCGAATCCTGCAACTGCGACACCCGCGCCGACACGATGAACGACTGGGGCGTCGAGGGCTGTTTGCAAAACATCGAAACGATCACGGATTGGTTACTTGAAGAAGCCGAAGCACGAGGCCTACCCCATGGAAGATTCACCCGCACCATCGCCAAGTCACTCGTCACCACTGCCATTCGACGGTTCCAGAAAAAGTTCCCCGATGGTGCACCCGAGCCAGACGACGATGATCACGCGTGACCGCAGCATCGTTGAACGATGTTTCCTCATGAACCTCGATCGCCGAGAAGATCGACTCAAAGAGTGGTTGCAACAACTCCCCGATCCCTGGCCGTTCCCGCAACCCGAACGCTTCGCCGCGATCGACGGCCGCCGCTGCGCGACGCCGCCTCAGTGGAAAGCCGGCAACGGAGCTTGGGGCTGTTACCGATCGCACTGCCTCATCCTCGAAAAGTGCCTGATCGAAGGCATCGACTCGTACGTGGTCTTTGAAGATGACGCCGGGTTCGTCGAAGACTTCGCCGAGCGATTGCAACAATACGCCGACGAGCTGCCGGCCGACTGGGGACTCGCTTACCTCGGTGGCCAACATCTGTTCGCCGGTAAACATCCGCCGCAGCGAATCAGCGACTACGTTTACCGGCCCTACAACGTCAATCGCACCCACGCCTTCATGCTCCGCGGTCGCGAGAACATGAAGGTCTTGTACCGGCACCTGCACTGGAACGAGTGGCAACAACGTCACCACATCGATCACCATCTCGGCCGGCTAACCCAGCGTCGTTACCAAGCCCTCGTGCAAGGCAAGAACATCGACAAAGAATCGATTGCCGTCTACACGCCCGATCGCTGGATGGTCGGCCAGCTTCCCACCAAGTCCAACATCTGCGGACGCAAGTGGGAACAAACCCGCTTCTTCAACGACGCCAAGAACGCCGACCACAGCGACTCGCCCTTCTTCGCCGTTCTCGGACCGCACCGATCAGGCACCTCGTGCGTCGCGATGGTCATGCACCATCTCGGCGTCCATCTCGGCAATCAACTCTCCGGCTACGAAGCAACCGGCGGAGGCGAAGCGGTCGGCCTGGCCCAACTCTGCGAAAGCGCCATGCGATTCCCGGCGATCGATCCCGTTTGGCCCGATCACCAACTCGTGCAAAAACTGAAGTCCTGGATCGTCCAACGCAAAGCTGAAGCGAACCGCGACAAAACCGTCGCTGCCGGCAAGTACCCGCACCTGTGCCGCTTCGTCAAACAACTCCACGAAGCCCTCGGCGATTCGCTGCGAATCATCTCCGTCAACCGAGACATCGAAGCATCGATCCGCAGTTTGAAGTCACGATCCGAAAAACATCGAGGCCAATGGTTCGCCGCCACCGACGAAGACTGCGAACGATTGCAACGCAGTCTCCTCGAGCACCGCGACGCCTTTATCGCATCGCACCCGGAAGTCCCCGTGTTCCACATCGACTTCAGCGAACTGACCACTTACCCCGAGGAAGTGATCAACAACCTTATCGAGTTCCTCAGCATCGAACCCACCGCAGAAGAGATCGCGGCAGCAATCGACCACGTCAATCCCCAACTCCGCAAGCACGGATGAGTCGCTACCCAAAGCCAACGGAAAATCTCGGTGTGATGTACATCGCGATCGGTGGTCGATCGTTGTGGCAGCTTCGCCGCTCCCTATTGTCGCTGCGGCATCACTGCCCAAACGTCCCCGTCGCGTTGTTTACCGACCAACCGGCCGACACGTGCCCGGACGTTGAGTATCGCTTCGATGTTCAAGCTTCTGGCGGGTATCAAGTCAAACCTCGATTCATTCCATGGCTACCATTTGAACGAACGGTCTACCTCGATGCCGACACGGTGGTACTCAAACCCTCGGCAATCGCACCGGCCGGTTTGCTAACCGAGCGATTCGGCTACGAAGCGATCTATGTTCACGGCGTCTCAAGACGCTGCGACCAGGTCGGGATCTGCGGTGTGCCATCGATGAACTCGGGCGTCGTCATGCTTCGCAAGTGCCAACGCGTTCTCGACGCCTTGGCTTATTGGCGACGCATCTACCGTGGCGGCAACGACGAAGTCTTGCTGACCAAGGCGCTGCTGCGTCATGCGGTCCCCAGCTACATTTTGCCGGCCGAATGGAACTGCAGAAACCGCGAGCAAGTTCGTCATTACTCAGCCATCCGCATCACGCACCATCGCCCCGTTTTGCGATTGGTTCAACCCGATGGATCGGTCCCGGAGGATTTGCTCAAGCAATGGTGGGAAGACAGTGTCGCTAAGGATTCTGGAGCAAACGTCAAGTGA